TGATGATGATCGTCTAGCCGAAGAGGTACTACTAGAGTGGCGCTGTGAGGGTAGCCCTCTTGAGTATTTACTTCGGGATCTAAGAAAAGAAACCCCTAACTGGTGGAATGATATAGACATGAAAAAACCCAGCAACTTGGGTTGATGCGTGGGCTTGGAATTTGGGTGAGCGAGAAAGAGTCCTGATAACGCACCGCCAACATGAGACTAACCTTGCTGGAATCCGTCTTTACTATTCGTCCACAAACCGAACTTATGTTAATGCTACACCCTTTATTAAACCGGAGAAAAATAATGCCTAAAGACCTAAACACCTTAGTACCTGACATCTATAGCCACTTGGAGAAACTTTCTAGCGGCACACCTTTGCCCTTGACAGACGCCGACATCGACCAAGCCGCAGAGGGTATGAAGGCTGCGCTTAAATCTTGGGCAAACCCCGAAGAGCGAGACACCAACTTCACGGTTCGTATGTCTAATGTTGGCAAGCCTGCGCGTCAGTTGTGGCACCAGAAGCGAGATCCAGAAAGACGAGGCGGTATTGATGGCCCGACGCAGATCAAGTTCTTATACGGCCACTTGCTTGAAGAGATTGTTCTTATGCTTGTACGCATGGCAGGCCACGAAGTTACCGACGAACAAAAAGAAGTCAAGGTAAAAGGCATAGTAGGCCACATGGACTGTAAGATTAATGGCGAGGTGGTTGATGTTAAGACAGCCTCAAGGTTCGCTTTTAATAAATTCAGAGAAGGGCGCTTAGCCCAAGACGATCCGTTTGGATACTTGGGTCAACTGGCGGGCTACGAAGCAGCAGAGGGTACAGACAAAGGCGGCTTCTTAGTATTAAACAAAGAGAGTGGCGAGCTGTGCATGTATGTGCCAGATGACCTAGACAAGCCCAACATTAAATCGTCTATAAGCCGCTTGTTGCCTGCATTAGAGCTTGACACGCCGCCTGCTTTATGCTATACTCCCATACCTGATGGCAAGAAAGGCAACATGAAACTCCCCAAAGGCTGTAGTTGGTGTAAGTATAAGTACAAATGCTATGCAGACTCTAATGACGGAGCAGGCTTGCGGACTTTTAAATATTCTAATGGCAATACTTACTTAACTCAAGTAGTTGCCGAACCCAAAGTAGAGGAGCTACTATGAACGGAAGACGAGCCAAACGAATAAGAGCTCATGCGCGGACTATCTTTGTTTCTTGGTTCAAGACATTAGTTAATGACGAAGAGGGCGCTAAGATCAATACTAAGAACTATGCGGACTATATGCCTCTTCAGACTCACTTCATGGCACATGGCACTATGCACCGCAATGCCTATCATCCTAAGTGGATAAGAAGCAAGATCCGGCAGCTACTTAAAACCAACCCTAAGCGAACCATAGAAGACATTACTCTAGGAGAGATTAAATGACTCAACTGACTATCGAAGAAATGATCATAGCCACAGGGAGTTTTTTGTACAACGACGCCGCTAATTCTATTACTGATATAGATGCCGAGTTCTTAGCCGACTTGAGGTTGTTGATTGACGCTGAGCTAGAGAGACGCGAGGTTACTTTACATTGAGTAAAATAAGAAAAGGGTTCCGTAAAGCCAGAGTAACGCGCCCAGTAGAAAAGGATCTAGTCAAAGGTTACGATTCTAATTGGGAGTATGAGTTGCATACAGGCATCTTAGATAACTGGAGTTTTCATACTGACAAGGTTGCGTACACTATAGATCATAATTATCATCCTGATTTTCTCCGCGTGGTTGAGGGCAAGAAGATACTTCTCGAAGCCAAGGGAAGGTTCTGGGACTATGCAGAATACAGTAAATACATCTGGATTAGTAAAGTGCTGCCGGATGATACAGAATTAGTGTTTCTTTTTGCTAACCCTAGTTCGCCGATGCCTCAAGCTAAGCGCCGAAAGGACGGGACTAAAAGAAGCCACGGCGAGTGGGCAAGTGCTAATGGGTTTAGGTGGTTTAGTGAAGATAGTATCCCGGACAGTTGGATCAACCCTAAGAAGAGAGAGAGCTTTGACTGACATCAGCCGTAAAGACGAAAGACGCGACAGGTTTGTGCGAAAGAAGAAGTTTAAAAAGATTACTTCAAGCGCAAAATTAAAAGAATCTAGGCGTAAAGAAAAGGTAAAGGCCACATGATTAAAAATTGTAGAGAACTTTCGACAAAAATTGAGCAACGGTACAATGCCATTCTTAACTGCGATTACTATGAGATTACTACCACTGTCACTCTTAGCGGGAATAGGATTTGGACAGCTACAGCTAAGGGGCCTGTAGATCGTCTAAACACAGATATTGAAGATTACCACACACGACACATGAGAAAATTCCATTTAGAGCATCCACAAGACTAGGAGCAGGACAATGACACGCTTAAATGACGCAACACCCGCAGACTGGGATAGACTTAGAACTAAGTATCCGGCTATAGAGCCAAGTACTACAGTACCTTTAGAGAAAGGAGAGACACACGAAGACGCACTAACCCGCGCTAATTCTGAAGCAGAAGACGCCCTCGCAAAACTCCTTGCTACCAACAGTGCCGTAGTAGAGAATCACTTTGAGCCTTGGAGGACAGGCGCAGAAGAAGAGAGTTTAAGAGATATTAACGAACCACACACCAAGGCTAAACTTTTAAAAAAGATTGACACGTTATTAGATAGGGCCTCTCTTCTGTTAGATCAGGCGTATGAGGGACACCTAGAAAACCGCCAAAAGCGAAAGGTAGAAGAAGAGATAACTAGAATCCCATGGCGGCAGGATCACGACGATAAGCAAGACGCGGCCGCGCATTTAGACTGGTCAGATCCTCTGTTTAGGCTAGGCCCCGGAGCCTCAGATATGGAGTGGAAGCACTTCACGCTACCTTTAAACCCAGACCACAAGACAGACGCTTATCACAGACACATTTTAGATTCTGCCGTCTATCAGTTGGAGACGACTATGAACCCTATACTCCCTACAGACGCAGCAGAGCGCAAAGCCATACCTGTCTACACAGGCTTTATCAAATACTTCCCAAGGGCTATAGCGGAGGTGGCAAAGATCAGCTTAGTAGGAGGCATTCAACACGGGCAGACTGCTGAGACACTACACTGGGATCGAAGTAAGTCCGGCGATGAGCTAGACGCAATGATGCGACATATACTAGACGGCGATTGGGCGCAAGTAGCATGGCGAGCGATGGCTAATCTTGAGAAGAAAGAAGAAGCAAAGGAGAAAGGATAATGAAGATAGCCGCTATAGACATAGCATTCCTGATTATGTTTACCCTAAAGCTTCTAACCTTAATATCAATCTCTTGGTGGATTGTATTTTCCCCAGTGATCCTAAAGTGCGGGATTATCTTAACGCTTAAAGCACTAGGAGAAGAAGTGTAATGGATGGACTAAAAGGACAGGCAGTTAGGCCACTGCTGAAGACCCTTGAAGAACACAACAAAGAGGCATATCGTTCACCCTTTGGTGTGACTTTACGCAACGGTATAGCCTGTCCCGACTGCGGCGCAGAGCTGATAGACACTAACCCTACAGTGGCATTAGCTGTATACCCACCAAAATACAACACGAACTGTTTGTCCTGTGACTACAGCGGCTACCGATACTAAAAATAAAGAGGAAAAGTAATGGATCAATATCAAGAATTTATACATCGCTCGCGTTATGCACGTTGGATACCGGAGCTTAACCGCCGCGAGTCTTGGAGTGAGACAGTGCAGCGTTATGTCAACTTCTGGCTTGAGCGCGAGCAAATCACAGCAGCTGAAGGTAAGAAGATTTACAACGCTATCTACAACCTAGAAGTCATGCCTAGTATGCGGTGCCTCATGACTGCCGGGCCTGCGTTAGCTAAAGATAATGCAGCAGGTTTTAATTGTGCTTATGCTCAAATTGACTCACCGCGCTCCCTTGACGAGCTAATGTATATTCTTATGTGTGGCACCGGCAAAGGGTTCAGCGTCGAGAGGAACTTTATAAACGAGCTACCTATTGTCGCCGAGAGCTTTCATACGACGGACAGCGTTATTGTCGTTAGCGATAGTAAAAGTGGATGGGCCTCGGCGTTCCGCGAGCTAATAGCCTTGCTGTACGCAGGTAAAATCCCTCAGTGGGACGTAAGCAGAGTAAGGCCCTCGGGGGCTAGATTAAAAACCTTTGGCGGGAGGGCATCTGGCCCAGAGCCTTTAGTAGATCTTTTTAATTTCTGCGTAGGTATTTTCCCTAAAGCCAAGGGCCGTAAATTAACCTCTATTGAGTGTCATGATATTTGCTGTAAGATAGCAGACATTGTAGTAGTAGGAGGCGTCCGGCGCTCAGCGCTTATTAGCCTCTCTAATCTTTCAGACCAACGAATGTCTAAGGCTAAGTCCGGCGACTGGTGGAGAAATGAGGGGCATAGACGCTTAGCCAACAATAGTGTTGCTTATACTGAGAAGCCTGACTTTCAGTCTTATTTGGCCGAGATGCAAAACCTCTATGAGTCTAAGGCCGGCGAGCGCGGAATCTTTAGTCGTGTTGCGGCCCAGAAGATAGCCGCTAAGAACGGACGACGCGACGCTGATCAAGACTTTGGCACAAATCCTTGTCTCCATCCTGATTCTCTAGTTCAGACGATACACGGCGTTGTGCGCATAGCAGACATAACCGAGCCTACTAAGGTCTATACTATGCAAGCAGACGGCTCTTTAGGTATACGCGACTGTTCGGCTTCTTGGGTCAGTAAAAAGAATGCTGCTACGCTAAACATCACAATAGCTTCCGGCAAGGTAGTAAGGTGTACGCCCGACCATAAGATCTTCATAGAGGGCAAGGGTTGGATAGAAGCCAAAGACATTCAGATTAAAGACCGTGTTGTTCACTTGGTGCGTAGTCGAAGAGGCGCGGCCTACTCAGGGGTTAAGCTAACAACC